CCAACTTACGTTGATGGACTTCTTGATCGCACGGTCTCTCGTTTTGGAAATATGACCAAGGAAATCAAGGGTTGTATCGATTTCGGTAGTCATGGTGAGTGTGTGCAGGCATGTGTTTACCATATAATTACACCCAAACCTAAGGTGTTTTTGTACATTTTTTTATTACGCGACATTTCCATTCCAATCCTTACTATTAAGTCCCATATAGACCACCGCCGTTGTCGATGGGTGCGATATGGAATTACAAGCGATGCGGGTCTCGCGGCACGGTCTTTTCTCATAGATTGTGGGGCAATCATCGGGCCCGGACACGACGTCGAGCGGCTCGCACGTGCCCTTGCAGCCGCCGGCGCACGCCTGCGCACCGCCGCGCGGGCGACCGTGGTTGCAGAAAGCCGCCCCAGGCTCGCACGACAGGTTGCGGCCCAGGGACTCGTCCCACCCGCACGCGCCGCCGAGGGGCACGTGCGAAAACGAGGGACCCAGACTCGTACCCCTCCACAAGGGATTTATGGTCCGTGATCTTGTTTGGGTCATGGATCCGCATGGACCACTACACTCGGACCAAGAACTCCACCCAGACACCTTGCAAGGCAATGGAGGAATCGAAACCTCGTTTTTGCGAGCGACACCCAGGTCGGTACCACCCTCATCCTTTTTGTCTTTCTTCTCGGTTTTGCGAGCGACACCCAGGTCGGTACCACCCTCATCCTTTTTGTCTTTCTTCTCGGTTTTGAATGCACCGCTGAGCCACAAACCAAGTATTACAATAGCTATCAGTGCCATGATACCGATGATCACCGCCGTCCGATCCATAATATGTTATTATATAAAATAATATGGATAGAACCATATTGAAGATTAATATCTTGTTGGCGCTTGTGTCAGATGCACTCAAGGAGTCCGCAAATGCCTGAATAACCCCCTTAAAGGCCAAGCTTGACCTATGGTATTTTGGTAGTTTTGGAATGCTTCGTCGTCCATTGGCGTGGGGTATAATTCGATGGAAGATGTTGGATTCGGGCACGAATCGTCAGTGGTTTGAGTGGCAAGCCATACAGCTACGTCTCTCGCACGATCATTGGCCGAGCGATCGTCATCCGTAATATTCATGTAATCAATGATCTTCCCCTGGAGTTCATCATTGTCCAGACACTCGAAGATTTTCGGTGGTATGGCAGGATAGAATTCCCACCTGTACCGGGTACCGAAATCATCTTCAAATGTTGTTCCTATATCATTTTTCAATGCACTGAGGATTGTTTTTTCGTTTACTGGCGTATTATTACTATCAATTTTGGCCTGAATGGCGGCAGACCAGTCTTCAAGAACAGTACCAATATTACTAGCACTCCCCTCGTATTGTTCGCCATTGGCATCGCGTCTCCGCATGATGTTTGTGAAAGTGTGACAATTCGTGTTAGTGCAGTCACGCTCAGTTGTAAGGTCCGTACAGGAATCGGGTCCGCTTACCAACGTGCGCGTACCTATTTGTCTACCCATGCGGCCGCACAATGCATCACAATCCTGATAATCCCAGTCAGAATATTCGCAGGTATCTGCGGGTGGTGGTGTGGGCGTACCATACTTTTCTTCTAAGAGGGTAAGGGACTCTAGTAAAGCGGATTTCTTGTCGTCGCCTAGTGACCCGTACTCCGGTGTCAATTCCAAATCTTCGCGTTCCACGTATACAGTATTGTCATCATCACTTTCTGCCTGATTAACAATTTTGCCTTCATCTTTATCGAACAAGAATGGTTTCTCGTCATCACCCTGGATGACATTACCATCCTCGTCAACCATGACTATGTATCCATCGTCTGTAACAAAATTACCATCCTCATCCTTTTTGTATTTCTTCTCGGTTTTGAATACACCACCGAGCCACAAACCAAGTATTACAACAGCTATCAGTGCCATGATACCGATGATCACCACCACCTGAGACATATTATTTTATATACTATTATTATATAAAATAATATGGATAAAACCATATTGAAGATTAATAAATTGCTAGCATTCTTGCACAAGAACGAGAATAAGGATTTCAATGTACTTTCTGGTGGTAAGGTGCGCTGTAGTAACAACAACCTCGACTCACCCTTTTATGGTGGTAAGGAATGTGGCGTCAAAAAATCTAATCAGAGATAACCTCTCTGCCTTTAATATTAATAGTAAAATCGTCTTCGGCGCAGTCGGGGATATTTCCATCCGTGCCGAACTCACTGCGGAACGCTGCAACAGTAGGACCGCTCACACTGGGGGCCTCCTGTTGCATACGTTCGTACTCACCCAGCGCCCACTCTGACAGGGCATCCGAAGGCTTGCGGTTACCACGATCCATTGCCATCTGCAATGTGATATAGCGATAGAACGACCCGAACTGTTTTGCTATGGCACTGTGGTTTGCCGCCTTCTCCTCGGCGGCATAGAACTTCTTAACAGACTGGATAAGTGTGGCAACCATACCCACACCACCGATGGTGTAAGTAATGGCAGGCGAAGGCTCATCCATATTGGCGGTGGCTACGGCGGCGGTGGATGCGAGAGTCGTGAGGGCGATGGCCCATAGCGAAAGCCTGTCCGAAAACTTTTTCCAAGTATCCGAATCTCGGCCGTGAATCCACCGAAGTCCTGCGGCCTTCTCGCCCCAGGCCTTCATGAGATCCTCCATGTGTTCCGTCCAGGAATCTGCGTTCGCCGCAGCCGGCGCCGTCTTCTCATCCGTGCTCATTACCACCTCGGTCATCCTATAAATTTATATGGAATATTCTTTAACTGATTGTACCGGAAAAAATATTTTAATAATATAAATGAATACACCTAATAGAGGTATTTTAAATGAAGGATCGAATGTGTATAGGTCATCGACTAGGCAGGTTGGCAAAAATGATCTGGTTGCGTATTTTATGTTTGGAAATACTGGTAAAAACAAAGTTCAGGAGTATTACAGTAATGCACAGGGGTCCAAGGTGTATACTTACAAACTTACTTCTAATCCCAAACTCATAAAGATGAATTCGGTGCATACGGTCAGAACTATTCTCAATCGCACTAAGAATCAGCGTATAAGAAATGCCATATTAGAATCTTTCTCCATTGTGAATTCTGGAAATAATAAAAGAATTGTTAGAAGTTCTGATGCAAAGAGGAATGCAGTTGTTGCTAAATATATATGTGAATTAGGATACGATGGGTATATAGCAAATACTATGCCAAAGATAGAAGGGGGATTGTTTCACCAGGAACTTGTGTTGTGCAAGCCTTATAATAAATTAAATAACAAACCGGAAGTATCGCTATCGTCACAGGCACCTGGTGTCCCGGTAAAGAGGCGGAGACCCATTGCATCAAGAAGTTCAGTTGAAATTAGTCCATTAAAGAACGACCGCAGATTTCTTGGTTTTTCTACACCTAGCCCTATAATAGGAGGAAATGTACGTAAGACTTTGTTTTAAAATAATACAAACTATTAAATGGAGCGCAAGACATTGGAGAAATTTATAAAAATATTTAAGAACGGCGTGGAGCCTGAGAATCTGCCAGTGATTCTGGCGGATGTGTATCAGGAGGTTATAAAGACACGTGGTCTCAGTACAAAGGAAATTAGTAGGCGCTGTGAGGATACAATCTATTTTATCATAGATAATACGAGCACCGGTGCATATGATGACGAGATTGACGCGGTGGTACGCCCCATGGTTCCGGGTATGGTGGTTGCATTTATGAACATCAGGCACGCACGTTTTTCATTTAAAAAATGTTGTTGTTAGAGTAAATGGGTATTGTTAATAACGATTCTATCGAAACGGCATTTGGCACCAGTGTTACGGGTTCTTACTTGGCGATTGGCCCTAATTCGGTCATGGTTGAGCGCGAGACCGATTTCGAGACCGAGGCTGTCACATACAGGATGAACGCTTCCGCCACCATGTGGGTAGATAAGGCTGCCAGAGATTCTAATAAGCGCAGCATAGGTTCGATAAGCATCGACAAGGTGCTAACAACCGATGAGTTGGCTCAGGGTGTTTATGTTGTGGCATACAATACACTGAAGGCCATGTTCCCCAGTGTCACGGATGCTTAAATCCACTTAAAATTTTATTTTACAAAATAAACTTTTGAGTGAACGGTATTTACTCGGTCGAAATTATATACAGGAGACCGATGATAAATACAAAGATCAAATAATTACATTCTGTGCCTTCGTTTCCGAATGACATCTTTTTGGCAGGGGCGGGTTTTTTCCGAGAAACTGGTCGAGACTCCACCGTGACCTGAGGTTCCTCGACCTCAAATGGTGCATACGATATCATTAGTATTTACTTATAAAATTTTAAATGGTGGCCTCTACCTTCTTCTTGCGCCCGCGGCGCTTGGTGCCCGATGTCTTCACGCTCACATCCTTGACCTCGTCTGAATGTGAAATTACCGACACGATATCAGAAATGTCGTCTTCTGGAATGGGGTCTGGACCTGCTTCCACGTCACCCGAATAGGTGTTTACGGGCTGAGGGGGCATGGGTGTGGCGAGATTTCCCATAAGCGAGCTGAGATCGAACCCAGGACCCTTCATTTCTCTGCGAGGTGGCTCTGGCGTACCCTGAGCCCTGGCCTGCATGGTATTTTGGACGGCCCCCACCATTGTTTGTGCCAGGTCTGGATTCTGTCTCATAATATCGTTCACGTTTGGCATGACCGATTTAAACATACTATTGGTCAAATGGAACATCATGCCCGATCCACCCACCATCATGATGAGCTTGACCTCCGGAGGAACCTTGGCGGACGATCTATACTTTACATAAAGTTCCTCAAATGGTTCATCATAGTCCTCAATGTTCTCCATTATAGACTCGGACCAGCCTTCAAGCTTCAAGTCAAAGGGGTCGTAGCGCTTATTCAGAAACTCCAGGCCAGTAATACAGGCGACGAGTGCGCGCCTCGAAAACTTGACGGATTGCTCCACATCTATACTGTATCTTGCTCTCTTGAGTTCTGCGCGTAGTTCATCTATGTCTGAATACATGTTAAGGCGTTTGTTAATATGTATCCCCTTCTTCTGACTCAGGCGAGTGAGTTTATTTAGGATATCTGCCTTTTCGTCATCCAGCGAAGCAAAACCCTGCGAGGGATCTTGTGGAGCACCAAAATCGTCACGGGGAGCATCCGGTGGTGAACCTCTCACAAACACGTCGGCGTCATCCAAGTCATTTTCGTGGTAATCGATTGGTTCGTCGGCTGCAACCTGTTGCGGCGGTGGTGCGGATCTTTTGTTTGGATTCATAAACGCATCCATGGTTTCCACCTCCTGCTGGTTGGCAACGGGGTGTCCATGTCTAGCACCGCGCGGCCGTGCCGGTCTTGGGTCAATCTCAACTTCTTCCAGCAGGGCGAGCTCGTCTGGATCAAGTTCCATCTCGGGATCATCCTTATCAATTACAATTTCAGACATCACGCCTTTATTTCTTAATAGAAAGATTTATCTAATCTTTAACGCAAAAAAATATAATCTAATTATAAATGATGCCCAAGAATTTACTTAACAAGGATACTCAGCGCGTGGTAGTTGTATCGGCGATCGTTGCTGCACTGGTGTATATTCTCATGAACACGTTTTTTACCCCCAAGGTGTCTCTCAAGAGTTGTAATAAGAGTCATTACGGTGCCAGAAAGACGCTTCGTAAGAATAAGTCCAAGTACGCGCTGAAGCCTCAGGCTATCACCACCGCCGGCGAGGCGCCGGTGGGTGGCCTGAACAGCCTTCCCTACGAGGCCAAGTGCACCCCGGGCAAGCAGGACGGTGCTTACTACACCAAGAACCTGACCCCTGGTGGTATATGTGGCGATCAGGCGTACGTGAACAAGGCCATGCATGGCTATCGCATCGAGTCGGGCGTTGGTGGCCCGCTTCTCGGGCAGTAAATAAATATTCAACTATAATAATATGATTCCTAATTGTGATCAGGAAATCTATAATATCCAGGTATCTACAGCGAATGTTGATACGTACAGCCCAGGTTCCAGCAACGTGAGTTTCACCGCTACAATGACCAATACCCTGAAGGACGTGGTTCGTGCTGAACTTGTGACTGCAAGCATTCCCTGTAATACTTCTAATGTGGTATATGTGGTGGTCGATGAGCTCTGCACCCGGTATACTGATTTTGCAGATACCAAGCCGGCGGTGGGCGAGGGGCATTCCATTCAGACCAGTGGCACCAAGCTCAGGGATGCATTTGGTGCAATCTATAACGAGGATGCCAGTACCAAGAATAGAATTACTTACTATAACAGATATCCAATTATAGCCGAGTACCCTTACCCCATCCAGCGCCTTGATAAATTGACCGTCAAGTTGTATGGCGAAAATGGAAGCCTGATTACGGACCAGGGAAGTGCATTCTTTACTTTCCGTTTTATCTGTAAAAGGAAAAATATGTGTTAATAGCAGATAATGTCTGGTGCAGTAGCAATTTTAGTAGCAAAGGGCGTCCAGGACCAAGTTCTTACTGGCCCTAACCCAGAAATATCATTTTTTCGTTCCAATTTTAAGCGTCACGTGAATTTTTCTCAGGCGGTGTTGTCTCAGGTGGTTACGGGAACCACGGCTGCAAACGACGTCTCTGTGATAGAATTCACAAAGAAAGGCGATCTTCTTAGTTATGTATACCTGACTAAAAAGGTAAATGGTACGCTTCAGCCCACCATAACTTCACGGGATATCAAGCAGGTGGAGTTGCTCATAGGTGACCAAGTTGTGGACACTATGACTACCGATCAGTTGGTATCTTTAAGAAATTTTAGTGAAAGATACCCAAGAACTTTCAGGGGCACGGAGGATTCAAATGGGAATCTGGGGTTTGAGAATCTTTATCATTACCCCCTGGGATTCTTCTTCTGCGAGGCGTGGAGCGCAAGCATACCCCTGGTTGCTCTGCAGTACCACTCGGTCCGTGTGAGAATCACCTGGGGGCCGAATGCTACCAGCTCGGATGTGTACGAGTGTTGGACGAATTACGTCTATCTCGATACGGATGAGCGCGAGTATGCAACCCGCAAGCGTGACATCCTGATCTATCAGCACCAGGAGTCGCCCACCGGGCGCGATCTAACGTTTAATAATCCCGTCTCTTTTATATTTGGAAAGGCGGGTGTTACCGACATTTTTGGAAAGAATTCTCCAAATATTACCGATACTATCAAGTTGCAGATAAATGGCACGGATATAGTGGAGGAAAAGGAACTTGTGCCTCACTATACCATACTTCCAACCTTGTATCACACTTTGTTTGGCAGGTGGAACGTGAATCCTCCCATTTCAAACGTGCACGTAACAAAGGATCCCGGACAGGCTACGGTAATAGATGTGGATTTTGACAAGGAAAAGGCAACGAACGTGAGCTTTCTGTACCCCTTTGCACTGAGCTGTTCCTCGTTCCAGCCCACCGGTTCTTGTAATTTCAGCAGGCTTGATTCGGTCAAGCTCATAACTTCAAGTCCAATAGTTAAGCCAATTTATGCCCGCAATTATAATATTTTAAGGATAGATAACGGTATGGGTGGAATTTTATTTGGTAATTAATAATAATGAACCTCACGTATATACTTGCATTTTTGGCAGTGATTTTCGTGTTATCCTATGATACTAAATCTGGTATGATAGAGCGCCTCATGGGCGCAAGGCCACCGGCGGCTCAGAACAATACCTGCTGCAACGATAACAATTATATGGCCGGCCACCCCGTTCAGTGCGAAAACGCTCACTACCAGGGGCAGCAGTTTGCAAGCTACGATTATGGGTGTCCCGAGCGTCACCCCAAGGTCGAAGGGGGTGCGATAATAGGCAATTAAAGTTTTATTCACCCAAATTAAATGGAGTTCCTGAACTCGCAGTATTTTATGATTGGCGTGGTCGTGGTGGTTGCCCTTGTGTGCTACATGATGTGGAAGGAGGTAAAGAAGACTCAGGTGGACATTACGGGCCTTAAAACATTCTCAGGCAAGGTGGCCGAATACATCGAGAGCAATCAGCAGAAACCCGTGACCGTGGCGGTGACCCCGGCAGCATCCCAGGAGGTCGCCAAGGAGCCCGAGGTAATTGAGGAAAAAAAGGAATAATAAACTGTCGTAATAATGTAGGATGAAAAGTGAGCAGCGTCACAAGTGTGTTGTTATACCAATAACAAGGACCAAAAATTCTACCAAATTTTTGACTGTCCGTGATAAACGCCATAAGGAATGGACATTTATCACAGGGGGTTGTAGGAAAAGAGAAATTTCCGATCCAATAAAATGTGCAATGAGAGAACTGGACGAGGAAACTAGGAGTACATTTCCTATTAATGAACCAATTTACAAATATTTTACATTTACAACCAAAAAGAGATCTCCAGAAGAACTCGACCGAGACCGCAAGGAAGGCCTCGAAGTTACCTGTGTGTACCACGTCTATATATTCGTAATGGATTGTACCGACGAATACAGGCGGGAGGTTATATTCAATTTTGAGAAACAAAAAGATATAATGGAAATGCGAAAAAGGAACAAACAGCCAATAAAGAAATCAAATGATGAAAATGATTACATAGGATTTGACACATTTAAAGAGTTTATGAGAAAGCGCACTTGGCCATTTATCATAGAGTCTGTGGTGGTGCATCCAGAATTCGAAAATATTTTAAAAGTATTTTTTAATGACGAAGTCGAAGGCGTATCAGGTTAGACAGATATTCGAACTCAAAGGGCTCGATCCCACCGCCGAAGAAAATCGGGATGAATGGGAAAGTCTACTTTCAATGAAACTTATAGATTTATTACACATGATACAAGATCTGAGAAATGATTTTTGTACTTCTTTCATGGTATTAAGGTAAAAAATTTAATATATAATATGGAATTATGCATTGACTTTCCTCCCAAAAAGGGGAAATCCCCCAGTCACGTGTCGATGCGTGGGGGGGTTCATTACGTTCCACCAGATAGAGAAGATGAATTCTTCAGGACCTATACTCGTTTGGTCGAGGAAGGGTCTAAACTCTATCTGGTAGAACAGTGCAACACCAAGGAATTTAGGTTTTTCTTAGACATTGACTTGAAAGCACCAGAGGCTCTGAGCATCAAACAAATTATTGATATTTGTAAAAGAATATCAAAAATTGTAGATGGTGGGAAGTCTGTGATTATGGTTGCCAAACCCAAGCCGGTGGGTGATCAGGTCAAGTCGGGCATACACATGGTGTGGTTCAATTATGTCGTGGAATTGGATGAAGCCCATACTATGGTAGATACTTTGATAAGTGAACTAGGAAATGACTACAAGTGGGAAGAAATCTTGGATACTTCCGTGTACAGGGCAGGCATACGAATGCCTTGGTCTTGGAAATACAACAAAAAGACAGGGCAAGATGAATCTTGTTATTTGCCCCTGTGCTTTCTAACCGAAAAGCAGGTGGTGAGAGAGGTTAGCCAGAAGCCAGATGCACAGGTACTAAAACTATGCTCGGTTCGACTGTCCAAATCCGGGAAGCGCGAGGGCCAGTTTTCCAAGGCACAGCTTGCAAGGTCCATAGAAGATAATGGCAAATTTAATGAAGTTGAGAATTTTATTAGAAAATTTGTTCAGGGTCACAATAAGACAATCGTGAAAAATATAATGAAAAAGGATTCAAGCTTTCTTGTGATTGATACAAATTCTAGATATTGTGAGAATAAGGGTGGAATTCATTCAAGTAATAGAGTGTATTTTGTAGTGAATGGTGACGGAATTTTGTATCAGAAGTGCTTTTGTAGATGTGATATAAACAGGAGGCTAGGATTTTGCAAGGACTTCAAGGGAACCAAATGCAGGCTCCCGGGATCTTTGATGAAAAAACTCTTTGAATAAAGTAGTAATGATAGTGTTTATCATATTAGCAGCTATGATTATCGCAGTAGTTCTTTATAATCCACCATTGGAGAAATTCATAGGTGGTAATCCTTTTCAGGATGTTGATGATATTCAGAAGAAGATTCACGAATATTCGGGTATAAATAAAGAGTCTTACATGCAGTACATAACAGAAATTGATAACGCCAAGGCCTTTATTACAGATCCTGACATGGCTGCACGATCCCTGTACGCTGGCCTAGAACATCTCAGGAATCTGTGCCTTTCTATCCCGGGAGGCGATTCGGCCATACCTACCGCGATACAAGCGCTTTCCAGGGAATTGGGCAGTGCTATGGAACAGCACATTATCAATGGGGCACTTAACCGGGGCGTGCGATTCGAACCCGCGTATTTAAACGAAAAATTTCTTCCAATAATGTATTAGTATGTCTACTAACGACAATAAAACCCGCTATGGGCGCAGCATAAAGAAGCCCGAACGCTGGGAGCCCCAGGAGGAATGCGTCGATGACTTTGGTATAGATGAATACGATAGTGACCACGATGGCTCCGATGTTTCCTCTGTCGTATCGTATGATTCGGGTGAGGAAATGTCCGACGACGAAGATGACGGCTCGGACCTCGATGACTTCATTGTAGACGACGATTGCGAGGACTGAGTAAAAATAGAAAAACAATAACATTTTATGAAATTAAATGGATTCAGACATTACCCCAATATTTGAAAACCACAATGATCCCCCTCAGCAGCCAATGGTTCCTGAGGAAGATAACGAAAGCACGCCATTAGAGGAGTTGATGGCGCCGCAACAGCCGGAGCACCTTGCACCGGAGCCCCAGAATTCATACGGACCCCCGCCGATGCAAAATCCATATTATTACCCACAGCCCCCGCCTCAGGCGTTACCGACGCAGCAGCCACCTCAGTGGGATCCTTTTAAAAACATCAGCACCAGTACTTGGATTATACTCCTGGTAGCATTTGTTTTAGGTTTTTTTATAGGTAAATATAAATGAAAATACTCTGCATAGTAACTTTATTTATCCTGGGTTTATTAGTGAGTTATGGTCGGGTGGAGCGTTTTACGGATGAAAGATTTGAAAAGGTACTAAAGCAGGAAGAAAAACATTTTTTCGAATTCATGGGAGAAAAAGGTGGAAAGGCATATGATGGTTACAGATCACCTACAAGGGCGAGAATTAACAGGATACGTTCTACGGGCATAAAAGGTGCTGGGAAGAAGATGAATCTTCGCTCGGCAATAGTTACGGGAATTGTACTTAATAATTTAAAACCCACATACGAAGAATGCATTGGGGTCAAAAATCCCGGGGTGTGTAGGCGCGAAAAAAGGAAACAGGTTGGCAAAGTGCTTGGAGACTATGTGGATTATAGACTCAAAAAACTTAAACCAACGGAAAGAAAAGGATTCCGTAATGATTCGAAGGCTATGGTTTTACATTATTTGCAAGAAAATGAATAAGTGCTTACATAAAAATTATAAATAGTTCTAAAACAATTTATAATTTTTATATTTTAATTGTCAGTCCTGGGGACGCCTGTGCGAGAGCCAAAGTTCTCATTTTCCGCACCCTCCCAGGGCATAGTACCAGGTTTATAGTCGGACATATTTCCTTCGAGAGGTGCCAGTTCTTCGCTTGTTTCGTAGTTTTTAAAATTACCCATGGGCCCATATAGGAGTCGTTTATAAGGCACCACTTTGTGTATCCTGGCTTGGGAACCCTGGCCACCTACTATATCACGCATTATATCTAATGGTGTCGCCGAAAGGTCGGGTCTCTGTCTGTATGCCACATATACAAAAAGGGCAAATATTCCAACAATCGCAATTGTTATTAAATTTAATATGATACTGAGCATATCTCTTGTATTATTGTAATATTTTACTTAGATCCCAGTTGTGGCACACGATGTACTGGCCTCCTGGACCTTCTCCTTGCCCTTGTCATCCGAGGAAGGGCCGGCCTCGCGAGCCGCCTGGCGCTCCTTGACCTCCTCGGCAACCTTATCATCTGCCATCTTGACCAGCTCCTCGAGGGGCTTATCGGGAAACTCCTGCTTGAGCTTCTCCAGTACGTCCGCCGGGTGACTGAGGGGTGGCTCATCGGGCTTGTTGTAATACTTCGAGTTCTCGTCACCCGCCTTGATATACTGCATCTCATCGGCACCCGGGAGCGGCTTGGCCATCATGTCACGCTTGCGATCCTCGAAAAGCTTGCGAGCCTGGGCCTGGTTCTCACGATAAGCAGTCATCATCTCCTCCAGCTTCTCCTCAACATAATGCGTATCCTGGATCTCATCAGTCTTCGGTGGGATCACCAGCCACTGGAACATGTCTACCACATAAATGTCAAAGGTAGCATCCTCCTTCTGGAGGCGCTTGGCGTGGTTGGCAGCCTCGTCCTTTGTAGAGAAGCAGCCACGAATCTTAATAGCAAACTGGTCCGACCGCTGGGGGCGATCGGGGCCAACGATGGAAAGGCATGCGTAAAGCTGACCAGGGACAGTGGTGTAATCTCTCTCAAGCGAACCCATTTAAAAAATAAAAGCATTATATTTTTAAGTATGGAACGCATTCGCAAAACTCACAACTCAATTAAGAGAGAATTGATAACATCCCATGTGTCGGGTGGTACCAATGTACTTGATCTTGGGTGTGGTCGGGGCGGTGACCTACACAAGTGGAAAACAGTTGGGGCAAATGTGTTCATGATTGACCCTTGTGAAGCATCTGTTAATGATGCCAAAAAGAGACAGAAATCACTCGGAACTAGGTATCAATTCAAGGTGGGCGATGTGTTATCTGCCCCCAGAAAAGAGTATGATGTGGTGTGTTCCAACTTCTCGATACAATATGTGTTTAAAAATAGAAATTATATGCGAAGATGTTTAAATGCAATTGTGCAGAGGTTACGGGTGGGTGGTAAATTCATAGGGTGTGTTCCAGATTCTGAATTTATACGAATGAATCCCCGGTTCAAGGATGGACTTGGTAATTTTTTTACGGTGAATACTTTTAATGACGTCGGTGACTGTGTAGACGTGATGCTTGTCGATACTCCTTACTATAATGGCAAAGTTATACCCGAGCCCATTGCTCATAAGGATATTTTCGTAACATTTATGGAAAATAAAGGGCTACTTCTTACCGAGTGGGAGCCCATAATGAAAGAAAGATCTCATACCATAAGTGACTTGTATTCAAAATTTTGTTTTGTTAAAGTAAGATGAAAACATTTGCCTTCGTAGCACTTGCAGTGCTTTGTATTTACATAGTTATTACCACCAGTGAGCCCAAAGAGTTTTTGAAACTTCGGGAAATGTATGATAGATTTCTCAAAATTTTACCAAAAGAATTCTACCAGCTCAGGAAGAAGAGCGTCCTCGTGTGTCTCGAGGGCAAGGGTGAACTTGGGTACAATGTAAATAAAGGATACGAAATAGCCATATGCAGCGACAAAGATGTGAACTCTATGTTTCACGTACTGATTCACGAACTTGCACATTCCTCCGTCCCAGAGTATGGCCATTCCCGTAATTTCTGGAAAAATGCAGAAAAACTTACTTCTTTGGCATCCAATGCTGGGCTGTATCACCCCATAGAACATAAAAAGAATTACTGTGGTAAAACCATCCGTGATTAAATAAAATAATTTATATTATTAAAATGACATTTGAACTTAAAAGAGCTTCTCAGGGGGGTGCGGCTTGGGCCTTTTTTATGGCACTTATTCTTTTGAATAATTATTCATCTTCACTTGACAGGACTTGGCGTAGTATTTCCGTTTCACTTGTACCGGCCATTCTTGTGGGTCTCCAGCAAAATCCTTACTTTGTGAATCCCAAGGGCAGCGTTCTCTTGATTAGTAGCCTGATAACTTTCGCTTATATGACGATTATCCAGTTTAACCCCACAGTAAGGAAGGCAATGGAAGATCCCAATGCGGACCGCCTGGTATCGGGTATTTCATATGCCTCGGTTGCCATACTCTTTGGCATTGCGTTTGTGATTGCTTCCAGGGTATCTGGTGGTGGTTATAAAATCATTTAGATATACAAATCAATTCAAACGTATTTAATACATTTGTGTTGATTTGATAGATTACTTATTAAAAACGAACTTCTTTACGCCGTAGAAAGCACCGGCAGCTACCAGGCCAGTGGCCACGGTGCCAGCCAGTGTGCGCGCACCCTGCTCGTTGAATAACTGGGGCGCATACTTACCAATCTGTTCCTTAACTTGGGGTGAGAAGGCAACAACGGCCGCGGTGGCAGCCAGGAGCGCATCCATCTGGTCATCAGTAAGACCACCCGGGTTCTGGGCCTTTCTTGGGGCCGCCTGCTGAGGCTCGGGTTGAGCCGCCATGGGAGCCTGGGGTGCCATCATCGTGGGCTGAGGTGGGGCCATCATCTGCTGCTGGGGCGCCGGGGCATCCATGACTTCGTCGAGGGGGGTCGCGAGTTCCATCATTTGTTCTTTATGTATATTATTTTCTGCCTGAATTTTTGCCAAATTCTCGCGCTGCGAATCATAAGTGCTGGCCTTGGCCTCCTTCCCCGTTTCTGGCATGGGTGGCATGGGGTTGTTATTGAGGGGTACCATATCACTGGTCGCATTGAAATCGAGTGTTTCTATTTTTGTACTCATCTAGTTTTTCAGAACAAATTATGTCCCCCCCTGAGACGCAAAACCAGGTGCTACCTCTTTTTAACTACATTTATCTCGTGAGAATTTCGATTTCGTCTAACATTATTTGGGTCATTTTTATCCTGGCCTCCACCGCCACCGGGCTTGTACTTTTGCTTATGAACCTGCCACATTGCGGGGGAACCAACTCGGAAGTTCTTTCGCATCCTGGCCTTGTACCAGTACACACAGTCCTCTATTTTGTTTGACTTACTGGTATTATCCAGGACCAGACATTCATAATTTTCGGTACATTTGGTCATCACCTGGTTAAACATATCGAATGTTGGGAAAATCCCGAAGAAAGATTTGTATAATTTCTCTCTATTCTGCACAACATTTTCTCTCAGGATGAACACATAATCAACATTTGCCCGCAAATCGGGTGTAAGATCCATGCAATATTGCATTGTTAGCATAAAGAATACCTTCCAGTGCCGGCCATTCATGAAACACTGGCGAATGCATGTATCTTTCATAAATTTCCTGTCATACATGCAGTCATCCAGTAACAAGAATGCACCCGGGTCGGGTCTGTTCTGACTCACCATCTTCTTTTGCCTGTCCAGAATGCTCTCTATGACTTCTCTACTATAATCAGAGTGTATGAACAAATCTGGAACAAATTGCTGATAATAATGATTGCCCTCTTCTGTGGCACTCATAACAACTCCTATGGGTAAGTGCTTCTTGTGATACAGAATATCTGCCACAAGCGTTGATTTACCCGTGCCTCTCTTGCCTATAAATACGCAGACTTTATCATCGGCCATTTTGGCCGGATTGAATTTTTTTAACTGAATATTCATCCTGATATTAGCTCTGAATTTTGTGAGACACAAAATACGCAAAATAAATATATGCAGATAGTAGAATGTCCAGTGGCGGTCGTGTTCAGCTGGCAGCAGTGGGCGAACAGGATATCTTCTTAACTTCCAACCCTGAGGCATCTTATTTTTCAAAGAGATACAAACGGCACAGTCAGTTTGCAATACAAACCCTGGAAGTTCCATTCGAACAAGAAGCGAAGTTTGGCGGGAGGGTTCGGTCGGTTATACCACGTAATGGTGATCTCGTAAAGGAAATTTACCTCAAGGTTACTTTACCCGAAATAGACCAGGGTCTCGTATCTGATTATAACCCAATCACCGAAACCTTTGAGTCCGTGGATACGTTTCCTACATATTCAGACTCAATAGGCCACGCACTCATACGTCAGGCTGATATTAGGATCGGTGGTCAGACAATCGAAACCATAAATGGCGATTATTTGGACCTCTACGAGGACATGTTCACACCCGAGTCGCAGAGCCTGGCAATTGAGAACATGGTGGGTAGGACCTATCTGCGCACCGGCATGGGCCCTGCATCCAACGTCGTTTATAGAACTGAGAATGGTTTCAGTGCCGTTGGGGCATTTCCTCGCACGTTCATTGTACCCCTGCGTTTCTGGTTTACACAAGACCCCAGTTTGGCAGTTCCATTGTCTGCCATGCTTTATCAGGAGATGGAAGTAAATGTGAACTTTGAGGACATAGAGCGTCTGGTGGTTAGTAATCAGAAAACGATAACACAATTTCTCAAGACAACGGCGGGGCTCGGTGGAGTTCCTCTCGAAATAGAGAGTGCGAGTCTCCTCGTTGAATATGTATTCATAACAAACGAAGAACTTGATTTTTTTAGAAATAACAAACTGGACTACACGATCACGCAGATACAGGGCGCGGAAGTATTTATCCCCAAGACGGAAGATTTTACAGAATTTCCCAGACAGGTTAGATCGTATTTCAATAATCCGGTGAAAGAGCTATTCATAATTGTTCAAGAAAATATTAATCGACCTCGGTCCAGTGCCAATACGAGCACGGTCACGAATGACTACTTTAATTATAAATCATCAACAAATCAGGATATTCTGAATAGCCTAGAACTCCTGTTTAATAACAATACCCGCATAGAAAAAGAAGTTGCAGATGGATTTTATCTGAGAAATATCCAGCCCTTACAGGCACATACCAGAGTCCCTAAGAGATTTACTTATAATTATTCTTTCTCAATTGATCCAGAGAATTATGCACCCACGGGCCAAGTGAATTTCAGTCGAATTAAAGATATTCTTTTTAATCTGTATCTAAATCCAGCAAGAAACCAAGACAGAAGCGTGAGAATCTATGTAAAGAATTACAACGTTCTAAGAATAGAGTCCGGACTCTCCGGTATACTATTCAATTTCAATGGATAACTCAATTGTTCATGCGGCAGATGATCTTATTCGCCCAGTCATGGAATCGTCTATAGTGCTTGCTTCTCATTATTGCAAGAAGACAGGGAGGGATTGCGTGACCCCCACGGACATGGCGTATGCCATGAAGTTCTGTGCTCGAAACATGCTGGGTAAACATCTGGGTACAATGTATCCAGAGATATACGAAGAAGATGATGGTAACGACGATGATTACGAGGTCATAGATGACACGGATGATACACCGTTTTCGCGCTATTCGGGTGATGATGATATGCTGAATAGCGTGAATGAATGCTGGGATACTTGGGATCAGTGGGAGCCACAAGAACCGATGGCGCAAATGCTCAAGCGCGCCATAGATTCAAAAAATTAAAATGCTTTTAGAAATTAATGCACTCTTTCAAAAAAACAATAAGGGTCATTCCAGTACCACGGGGGTACGAAGGGCACGAGGAGGGTGCCTCTGTTCTTCAGGATGATACTTGTAGTGTTATATCAGACGTCGCAGATTACCCCGAAGATCAGAGCGAAGTAGAATATATCTCAGACTATGAACTCGAAGAAACAAATAAAGATAGTACAGGTGCAGAAACGGAAATCGAATCGGAAAATGAATCGGAGAACATTTCTTATAAATCCATTGAAAGCGTATTAAAATTTGAGGATGATTTTGCCGAAATAATTTTCTGAGTATACTTTATAAATAATGGATCCAATTGTTCAGCTTGCCGATGTTGGTGCTCAGCTCAAGACTCAGTCCCTGTCCATGGTGGTGGGTGGCTTCTCGTTCGCCGCCGCGATCGCGTGGATGGATGCCGTCCGCTGGGTGATCTCCCAGGTTGTCAAGGTACAGAAGAACGGTGGCCAGTACTACCTACTGACTGCCCTGTTCACGACCCTCCTGGCCGTCATTGCTTTCACCGTCGTGAGAGCGTTCGAGCCTACCATCAAGCAGGAGAAGCCCCTGTTCGCCGTAACGCGCCGCGGCTAAGCGATGACAACAGTATAACAACAACCAAAAACACCAATACAGCCCCTCCATAGACAAGCACTCGCTTGTCTCCCCAGGGCCTATATTGATCTTTAAATCTTTCCAGTTCGAGTTTGGGTGGTAACTCTATCATCTTCTCGACCTTTTCGTTTTCTTTGGTCACAATCAATTTATCCATAGATGCACGTATCTCAAACTTTAACACGTGGTTCCTTAACTTGAAGTCGTAGGGGGCAATATCATCGAAGTTATTGATGAAAAACTTAATATTCAGGCGATCCAAATATGGCAAGGGGCCATCGTGGAAATTCCTTCCAACTTTATCCGAAGAAAAATCATAATTTACTATTTTACTTCCAACATCTGTCTTGTTTATCAAGACACCATAGAAATCCAGGGGTTCGTGAGGGGTTTTGGTGTAAAGTTCGGTGTGCAAATGATCCTCACTATTACCACGTATTGATAGTATGATGGAATCTGGCCCATCCAAATTTACGATACCAGGGGCTTCAAGTGTTCCTGAAGAACTGGTGTAACTTGTGTGGTCAAACCCCAACACCAGGGCCGGATTTTTCCCATTACCAAACTGAAACGTGAATTCAGATGGGCCCGAAAATGTAAGCCTTTTTGTGGTTGAACTATATGCTACCGTATTAACATTTGATGCATTTATATCATTTTTTACCTGAGTTGCAAGGTCGGCACCGGTCTCATAGTCACCATTCGTGAGATAATATTGAACGTCATCTATGACAAATACATTATTGTGACTATCAATTATATATTGACTCAGGGGTACCCTGGCAGATGTCAGGTTGATACTTTCTATGTTGTAAAGGGGTCTATTGAATTCTATAGTATAATCTTGACTAGTTGGATACAGGTTCGTATCTCGTTCGGAGCTATCCACCGTAATGAGATAATTCTCCATTATATATTTCCAAGATAATATTAGATGAAACTTACCCCAAACCAGATTCGTTACATGAAGCAACTCCAGAATCCTTCCAAGAGCATTTTCTTTGTCTCGGGCCCCGCAGGTACGGGTAAGACTGCACTGGCCTGTCGTCACGCTGCCAGGTTACTAAAGAAAAAGAAGATTGATAAAATAATTATCACCAAGCCGGCTGTCAGCGTGGACGAGGAACACGGGTTCTTGCCAGGAGACATTAAGAAGAAGATGGCCCCCTGGCTCTTGCCAATTACCGATGCCTTGGAGGAAAATATGGAGAAAACTCAGGTTGAGGCACTCATTCGCAAGGACGTGATAGAAATTGCACCCATAGCCTACATGCGAGGTAGAACTTTTAAGAATTCCTTTATACTCGGTGATGAGATGCAGAACTCCACGCCCTCGCAGATTAAGATGGTCATGACTCGTCTGGGCGAAAACTCACAGATGGTAATTACTGGGGATGTTTCACAGCATGACAGAAAATTGGAAGAAAATGGCATGGCAGATTTCCTGTATCGTATTAGGGATGCCGAAGACCTGCAGTATATAGATCACATAGTACTGGAAAATAAGGATATCATGCGGCACCCGGCGGTGGCCGAAGTTTTGGGGTTTTATTAAAATATGTAAAACAAAGCTGTATAGCGCATTTCAAGTTCACGTTATAAATATTTTGAATGTTTACAGAAATATTCAAAATATTTTTTAAATTTACGAGAAATTTTTGTTGAGAGGATTGTTGGCATTGACTCTCTTGGCCAGTCCCAGGTCATAGGAGCGGTAGTCTTTGTTGCCCTTATAGGAGTTGAATTGATGGTACTGATCCTTAACATAGGTCTGATTAGCCGAACCCGTTGGTCCCTGGACACCCTGCAAGCTGGTGGAAGCGCTGGTGCGCGTGGCCGTGGTAAGACCCTGCTGCTTATTGGCGTCGAGGCGTACGTTCATTCTACCCGCATTACCGGCGCGGTCTTTCTGACCGCGATTCACGGCCGCGCGAATACCAGTGCTATACACAGGGTCCTGCTCATAGGCACCGTGGAAAGAGTTGATACCCGGCGCCGCCACGTCATTGATGCGCTGCGTGTTAAGGTCACCCTTGTTACGGGTGGGGTTATCCTGGACCGCCATGCCGGGCACGAACTTACTGGCCGGGCCATATTCCAGACCATCCGTGCGCATGGTGGTAGTGGAGCGGTTTGTCTGGCGCTTGGTGCGCTCATAGTTCTGCCTGCCGGCCATGCCCGTGAGGGCACCCCCCTGGCCTTCGGCGCGGCCGCGCGCCGGGGGTCTGCGCTGCCAGGTGGCCACAGTACGTGCGGGCCTCTCCTGGGTAAGCTCACCTATCATGGCACCCTTCTTGACAATTGGGTTGGCGGGACCCGCGCGACCCGGGAGTGTATTGAGCTTATAGGCACCCACATTGTTAGGCATGACACGGTATAGCTGCTGGTACCCACCAAACGCCGGCACATCCGAGCCTACGCCCAGACCCGGGCCAATCCGCTGCTTCTCCGCGGGCTGGACGTTGTTCATTTTGCCCGAAACATTCTGGCGATCATATAGATTGTATACCGGCTGACCGTACACCTGCTGGCCATTTGCGGGGGAAATCACGCCAAAACTCGGGACCTCTTGCTTACTCGTCTGATTCTGTGGCGGTAAGATATATGCACCATCTCTGATATCAAGCTGGCTCTGAGCTGCACCTTCCGCTGGAGTATTTATATTATTTCCAAAAAAGGGTGCAGGCTCCCCGACTTCATATTTTTCCTTGGCGCTTAGACATCTACCGGCATAGATTAAACCACCCACTGCTACTAATGAAAGTGGATCCATTTAATGTATTATTAGATTTATTTCTTGCAATATCTCTGTAGGAAAAGATCATTCTGAAACTCACCCCGAGTGCTTTCGGGGTCATAATCACGTGTGCGCTGGGGAAGCATGCACTCAACGTTTTTAAGGGGGAAATCGTATGGCTCAGAGGCATAGTATTTATTGAACTCCGATGTGCTCTGCGGCCTGAGCATGTCATCAACCTCAATGAGCTCGTGCGGAGCACCCTTGCCCGCCATGTACGGGGCGGTGCCATAGATCACCGTGCTGGGGCGACAGCAATAATTAAGGTTTGCAGGCTGAGGGTATACGAAAACATGCTGGTCCGCGCGGCACTCTGGGACCGCGCGATCCTGCACCCGCTGCAAGCCGGGCTGTAAAGTATAGGGACTGCTATTTTGCATTTAATATACGCTGGGAAAATAAGTGGGTGAAAGGGCACCAGTCATCGCACGAAGCTGCTGGGTCTCGGGCATCCTGGTATTACCCTCGGCCGAACAGGCACCCTGGTCATCGCGGCACACTGGCTTGAACTTCTTACCATAGCACCACTCGGCAAAACCCGTCTGATCACCGGGGATGTTAGTCACGGGCATGCTATAAAATCTGGAGGCAGCCTGGTTGCGGTGACCGTAGATGTCGGCGGCATCGTGGGGAAAGGTGTCATCCAGGTTTTTTCTAACCCGGTTCTTAACAGTGGGATAATAGGCAGCGCTGGGGCGATCGGGGTATTCGGTGTAGTCACTCAATAACATATTGGCAAGTGGGTTATCCATAGTTGGTGCCTGGTAACTGGGGCGCATAAAGGAAGGCTCCTTGCGATCGGTCGCACGCACCGGGCGCGAGGTCATATCTGCCACCATATCCGCTTTATAAAATGCATAAAGAGCGCCAATAGCCACACAGGCCAACACAATTACACGGGCATCGCGCTGAATAAAGAAAAGCAATAAACTTATGTACATTATGAATCTTGTTGTCGAATTAATTCTCTGATTTACATTCTGATCCGCATGGGGCCAGAAGTTGAGTATTTCATCTTTATCAAAAAGTGTGGAAGGGTCGTCAAACCAAACACTCATTCTTTTATACTTTACTTAGAAAAATTCCCACCCATGGACTTGACCATGTTTCGCATAAGATCCTCGGGTGATCCGCCACCCTGGGCATCCAGCAGATTCTTAACCATGCCCATAGCTTGCTTCACATGCTCTTCGGAAATATCGGCGTCTGGCTGGACCTGCTTGGCGATGTTTACCACCGCATCCATGGGAATCGAGTTGAGATCAAATTTCTCACCATCCTTGGGCTTTGGAATGGTATTTGCCAGATTCATAATCTGACCCTGGACATCCTCGGATATCTGGGGCATCTGGGGCATGGCCGTCGTCACGCCGCCTGTAATAAGTAGGTACTGAAGGAACTGCCAAATGCTCTGCTTGGTCGAAGCCGAAAGCTGCGGAGTCCACCACTTCTTAATATCAAGGTCATTCAGGAAATCGATATCACCCTCGAGGAAAAAGGTCTCATCCATAGCCATGATCTTGTCTGCATAGGGCTTTGCAGAATCAGTGAAACTTTCCATGATCTTGCGAGGATTAGCCTTCCTCAAAAGATCAAATGTCGCCTTATACTTCTTCAGATTCGCCTGCTCCGGAAAAGTACATGTAAGCTCATCCAGAAACTGTTCTAGCACCTGAATAAAAGCGCCGACGTTAGCCATTTATATAGAATATGTCAAAAACTTTAAGTAGTTAAAATGGATCGGTCGAAATCTTCTCACGACCACCAATTCCATTCGAAATTATGAAGTAAACCATAATTGCATTGAGCACCGCGGGCTTGAGATACACGCTCATCTCAGGTTTGGGCTCATTATTAATTTTATGCTTGAAAAATACATACCCAATGGTAAGGACCGCCGCGGTCAAGGCCGCACCTTCCGGTGTTTTGAGCTGCTCCATATTATAATATTATTGGATTTTAATTTCTTGTTCGCATTGTCATGTTCTCACTATCTGGGAAAAGATCGCCATCATCGCCATCGCCGTCCTCCAGCAGCTCCCTGGGCGGTCTGGCGACCTGAATGTCCTTTACTTCTTCTGGCGTGTCATCCGGATCCATGGGGGCATCATCCTCGATTGATGGCGCGGGCTCGGGGGTGGGCTCCCGGGGCAACGCGTTCTCCTCTTCCAAGTTCGTAGGGACGTCATCCTCGAGCGCCTCGGGGTCCTCCGTGTCCTCCTCGGGGTCAACGTTGCTCTCAACTTCGGTGGCCGCACCATTGTTTCCAATGTATGTATCCAGAATTGTTTGCACTGGTACCAAAGACTTTACCACAATATCCAGGGTACGGCGGTTCATTGGGCGCATCTTATCAATCTTATCATCCTCCGAAAGGTCCTCGCTGACCCAGTAGGGGTTTTTGTAAAGCGCCTTGGCATTCTCCTCGTAGACCTTATAAATGAAATCCTCGCTCCTGGGAAGCTTAATGGCAACCTTGGCCTTGTCCGTGCGCAGCCGAACACTCGATAGAATCTTGGTGTAGCCCACAAAAATGGCAGTCAAAAGTTCGCGGAAATAGGCACAGGAGTTCGAGACCTCGGCCGTGGCCTCGCGGAGCACACCCTGATTCCAAGACTTTATGTCCTTTAAGTACTGCTGGAAACGGATGAGAGTATTCTTTCCATTTGAGTCAACCTTGGCTCTCTCATACATTTCATCAAACGTAGTAATCAGAAATGGAATGAGAATGTCATTCATCTGATCCATATACTCATTATAAGCGGTAGACAGGATTCCCTGTTGATCCATTTATGATTAATAAATATTTATTATTATTTGTATTTGGCCGCATATTTTTTAAGATTTAAAAAGCTAGGAAGTCCCATATCATCTTCCACGGACCCCCCCTCTGTGTCACACTCGCTCTTCTTCCTGACTTTCCAATCAACGTAGATATCACATTCACTGACTCTTCTCACGTAATAGCCAGCGTTTTTGAGCTGCCTTTCTATATACACTGCCGCAGACGCTCTGTTGTATATTGGAAATCCCACAATGAAATGTGGTACGGTCACAACCGTATTAGTACCCTTGGATTCTGAAATTGTCTGAATCTTTTTAGAAATTTGATCGAGTATTTTCTTGTATGTTTCCTTTTTTATTTGCTTCCTTTGGACCTCGGCCTTTTGTAGCTCCGATGCAGCCACGAGTGGCATCCTTATATTTCTTACTGATTTTCTTGGAGCGATTTTATCACAGCCGCAAGGGCATCCTTGCTAGGACTAACATCCTTGAGAATCTGTGGATACTCGACCCACCCTGCAGCGCCGTTGCCACCATAGGCCGCCGGGCCCGAGATATCCGCGGCCGGTACTTGGGTACGTATGGAGGCTATAGTGTACTCATCGCTGCCCTTGTTCTGTAAAACCTTGGCCAAAATCTCAGCCACAAAGGAATGCTCGTGATCGAAAAACATGAAGCGGGCATCGTAGGCATCGCCCGTAGAACCGGTGTATTTATTAATATAAATAGTCTCAATTGGTTGCATGCACTTGCCGGTGATCTTGTTGACGGCGGCCTTTACAACCTGAGCAATCGCATCCAACTTGGCCACCGGAATCTCGGTCAGGTCCTTGGTATAAGTGGAAAGATCAACACTCTGCACATCTTTGCTAAAATTGAAATCATCCACCGGCTCGTGCCATCCACTGAAACCAAAGTCCACGAAATCTTCGTGCGATCCGCACAAACAGAAGAACAAAAGTATGACCAGGGCTATTACCAAATAGTTCATTACTATAGTGCGTTAAAATTTTTTTCATTAAACCTGATTTAATAGTAGCCATGGCAGCACTTTTGTTATACAGCACGAGATGCCAACATTCGGTGAGTGTCCTGAATATTATTCAAAAAAACAAGGCGCTTCAGTCCGTGATTACATTACATGATGTCAATAGACAGGGGGTGCCCCACCAGTTGATTGGAAAGATTGATTGCGTGCCAGCGCTTATCACGAAGGATGGTAACATAATGTCCGGCAAAGAAGTAAGGAATTGGATCACATCAATGATACCAGACTCTAACGAAATAGGTAGCATTGGGTTTGGTGGAATGGCAGCGGGGATACAAAGCCTGGAAAATCCGGAAGAAAATGATGAAGATTTCTTTGACCTAGATAGTTACGGCTCAACCCTGGCACCACCCATGACTCCCGAACTCCAACGCAAAATAGATATGAATGTTTCGGAGGCATATAATCAGGCACAATCGAAATAAAGAAATAAGTATAATAATACGTAATGCACCTTAAAACTATTCAAGCAAGTGCTCTCAAGACCTGCTTCGAAGTTTTAAAAGACATCCTTAATGATGTTAACATCAATTTTACCAAAGATGGTGTGAACATTACCGCCCTTGATAATGCAAAGGTTGCGCTTATCAACATGAATTTGCAAGCTTCCAAATTCGAGGAATATGAGTGTGATCGGCCGGTGACAGCCGGTGTCAACATATCGAACTTTTTCAAGATTTTGAAGATTATTACCTCAAATGATATTCTTAGTATCAGTGTTACAGACACGGAGTTTATGAAGATTGTTATCGAGAATGACACCAAGAACTCCAAGAGTGTCTTTGAACTTTCGCTCCTGTGGATTAACGACGATACTCTCGAGATCCCCGAGATTGTGCCAGACTGTACGACTATACTACCATCGGTGGATTTCCAGCGGATATGCAGGGACATGGCCAATATCGGAGAATATGTTTCGATCCATAGGAACAGGAACATATTAGAGATTATCTGTAACGGAGACTTTGCCAAACAGGTTACTAGCATCGACACCGAACAAGATGATTTCGATGATAGTATCGGTAATAGGTATTCATTAAAGTTCATTAATATGTTTACCAAGGCCACAAACATGTGTTCCAATATGAAGATTCAGCAGAAGAACCCATCGAACGAGATGCCCATCAACTTTGTGTATGATGTGGCCAATCTGGGAAATGTTGAGTTTTTCTTGGCAGCATCGCTTAATTAGTTATAGCAAGCACGCTATCATCCTCTGTTAGAACCTTGCTTGACATTATATATTTTACACGAATCTTTTGATAATCATATTTCATTACATCCTTGATTTCTACATCCTGGTTATGAAAATCACCCTTGGGGCCCGCGGCCTTTTTGAAATGCTTTGTGATTTCCTTGACCTCGTTACCAAATTCGTCCAGAGCCCATACTGAAATGAATGGCATAGTAAACCTGAAGCCACTGGGCTTATAGGGCCACGAGATGTTCTCTGTATTTCTGGAAATGAACTTGTAAGACTTGTTTCCATACGAGTACTTGACAGTGTAAACCAGGCCAGACACGTTGTCGGGGACGAGTGCCAAAATTTTTCGCAAACGTTCAAGCTTGTGCTTTCCATCATGCGTGATATCCCAGTGATATGGGGTGTCCGTGTCGCTGTTCCAATAATAAGACTGTGACTTCCACGGATCCGGTATCTTCTCTATCGCATCCATCTCAACAAGTACATCCGCATAGTAATCTAGAGATACGCGCTCAATATAATAGTCTGGCAGCTCATACAAATATCTCATAAATTGCCGCAGATAATAACATAATGTAATAAACATATTAATTATATAAAGAGAGTAATCTTTATTTGAATAATGGAAACAAATCTATTATCGTATTACGAAAAACGATTAAAAGAGTATCAAGAAGATCCAATGGGTCAGATGGATTACATGCTCAGGGCGGCACCTTACATACAGGAATTCTACTCTTTAAGTGAAGAGGCCTGCCCGGACGAAAACTTTCCACTTGCCATAAGAACAAATGTCCAAGAGCAGGAACTATTTAAACGATTTATGATCGAAGTCGAAAATGATGATAGTTATCGCGAAATACGAAGGGTAATGGTGGGTGTGTGTAAGAAGTGTGGAAGCGCAAATACCGTTACTCACTCATCTGCCGTGATGGTCTGTATGGATTGCGCAACCACAATAGAAACATTGGGCGAAGAACTTACCTACAAAGAAGAACAGGAAATTGAAAAGAATATCGTGTATTCCTACAAGCGCGAAAATCATTTCAATGAATGGATCAGTCAATTCCAGGGTAATGAACGAACCACTATCAGTGTAGAAATTATAGAAAAACTTCGTTACGAATTTAAGAAACAAAAAATCAAAGAACTCAAGGACATTACGCACCCCAAGGTCCGGGCACTTCTCAAAAAGCTAAGACTCAATAAATACTACGAACACGTGCCATATATAACATCCATACTCAACGGCTTGACACCGCCCAAAATGAGTAACATGCTTGAAGAAAAATTACGATTAATGTTTAGTGAGATTCAATTACCATTTGAGAAACATTGCCCCAAAGAACGCAAGAATTTTTTGAGTTACTCGTATGTATTATACAAATTTTGCGAAATTCTGGGAGAAGATGAATTTCTGCCATACTTCCCACTCCTCAAGTCAAAAGAAAAACTGAAACAACAGGATAAGATATGGAAAGACATGTGCAATGAACTCAAATGGGAATATATTCCGACAATTTAAAGATCTATATATTTTCACGTGTACAATATACACTTGAAAATATATAATAATGATGTTAATTAATTGTTTGCACCTCGATGTCATCTGCGCCCGCAAAGGGGAAATTGATAAGCAGGCCATTGTCTATCCCAGTGAGGTTCATATAATTCCTAAGCTGATTGATCTCCTTTTGACGCAGCGCATTCACAGACTTTAACTCAACTATGGTATCATCGTTGACTACAAGATCAAGGCGCGAATTGCCGACGACATGACCTTCATACCTGATTGGGACAACTCTCTCGGTGTCATATCGCACACACGCTTTCCTGAGACCAACTTCGAGCGCACGGTGATAGACAGCCTCCGAATGACCATGACCGAGAGTCTTATAAACGTGGCGAGCTATGTCTATTATCATCTACTTTAATTCACGCAACTTTTCTCTAAGCCAATTCATATCTTTGCGCAAACGACGGCGAGCCAGGAGCTCCTTGGTGCTCCGAGGGTTCTTGCGATAAATAATAAGCACGTTGATACGACGAATTAACTTGCCAAGGGCCGCGCGCTTAGACATGCCATTTCCATACTGGAGACCACGGATCGCCCTGGCCAGCGCCCTGTGACGCGTCAGCTCCGGACTCGCCACCTTGTATCCATACTTAGTAAGGCCACCCTTAGTATCTATGGGGATTTTCACCGATGGTGAAGACATTTATTATATAAAATTATTTTTAATCGTTATGACATTGCAAATATTTTTCTTTGAGTATTTGTCATAAATATACCATAATTTTTAATGTACTTATTTTTATTATTACTACTAGCAAAACGTCTTATATTGGCGGGATTTCTAAAAGTCCTATTATACGCATTGAATAATGCCATAAACTTTTGTTTGTCGGGCGGTATTGACCCAGATATACCCCTCAGATTCGCAATGCCTATGGTTCTGTTCTTCTTATCGCCAGTTTTTAATAGTTCGACCGCCGCATTTATTCTTGCACCTATATTGTTTTTTTCGCGCAATTTATCTTGAACAACCTTTAATTGCCCGGGAGTCAAAAACTTATTAAGCCTTTTGTTCATAATGTTGCGCATTACATTTAGCTGATTTTCCGTAGGATTCCATGCCCTATTAAACATGCTTGCAAATATTTTAGAATTTTCGGTAGTTTGTATAAATTTTCTGTAGTCTTCGAGATATTTTCTATCATTACTTGTTAATGCCATTCCTATCCCCGCGTTCATGTTTTTGAGTAAGCCAGAGAGTAGCTGCCTGCCCCTGTCTCCTTCCGATTTGGCAATTTGCTCCTTGGCATTGGCAATCGTCACTTGTACAGGAATTTTAAGTGAACTTTTAATTTTCTTAGAAGCCAAAGCAACCGTTGCAGGACCAGCAACTGGAATCGGGTCGAGACCGTTGTTTGAAACTATTTCCGCTTCTCTAATATTACCGGCACCGGATTCAAAATCCATTGCATTTTTAACCCTATTGACTGCGGCATTTAAGTTTTTAAGTTTGAAATTAAGGTAAATCGGGTTGTTCTTCAAGAAATTATTTAATCTTTTCACATTTGTATTATTATTTCTGCTCCGGAATGCATTGATCAAAATATTTTTCTTGCTGTTTATAAAATCATTACCAAGCTTATCCCCCGGGGATGTAGGCAGGTTATTAGCAGGCATAGCGCCACTTACGCCTGCACCCCGTTTAAAGACCCGGTATTCCGAGCATCATTCCGGTTGACGGCACCCAGGGCATTTGCTACAAGGTTTGCCGCCTTCCTGTTCAGCTTAAAGGAATTGTTGTCATTACCCGCATTGGCAATCTTTTGGGCGACTTTCATTCTCTTAGTCTGGTTGATGTTTTTGAGGTTCATAATTTCATTCACGAGATTGCTTAGCGTGCCGTTAGCCATTGTTCTACTGCTAAGTACACTTCGCACGGAATTGCGATTGGCATTGGCGTTGGCACCGTTGTTCCTGGCGTTGGCATTGGCATTGGCACCGTTGTTCCTGGCGTTGGCACCGCTAATACGCTTTTTAAGTGCATTAGCTTCATTGAGAGTCTTTCTTGTGGTAATTAAGCCATTTCTCAGGGCATTCCAAGTACTGACAGGGTTCTTGCCATTGCTAGTTGCAAGTTTATTCGAAGTATAATTTGGATTGTTATTAAAATTCCGTGCAATTTCGGCAGCAAACTTATCCACAAGATCATTAATCTCCTGATTTATACGTTGTAACTCAGCCTTGGCAATGGTTGTAGTATACTTTGGATCTGTTTTGTATTTATTCTCCACATTCTGAACTTTCGTCGAAAGTTCTCTGGCCTTGTCTGTGTATCTAATTGCATTATTTGTTTTTGACGCGCGCCGTGTTTTTTGTAGCATGCGAGCAAAATATCCAGGTTTCTTTGTCACTTTGTTCTCGGACATAGTTTTATACTATATACATATATATTTTTACTCGTTACGTCTTGCTATCCTAATTTGCAAATCCTGTATTTTACCAATTCTTCCCCTTAACGATGATATATTGCTATTAATACCTGCATTCGTTTCTTCCGGCTGTAGCTGTGGCTGAGGTCGAGGTGCAGAGACCTTGCTAAGTTTATTCTTTTTTGGTCCGAAAAGTCTACCTAATACCCCCCTGGATTTTCTGGGTGGGAGTGTGCGTCTCGGGTCAGCTCCGGCATTTGTCGGGGTGATAAGTGGCATGTTTGGTCCCTTGACTTGCATCATGGCATTTGGTCTCTTGACTTGCATCGTGTCATTGGAGTTGCGTGGCATGTTTGGTCTCTTGACTTGCATCGTGTCATTGGAGTTGCGTGGCATGTTTGGTCTCTTGACTTGCATCGTGTCATTGGAGTTGCGTGGCATGTTTGGTCTCTTGACTTG